TTCAGCAGGCGTGTCCGCAAGGGCGGGGCCAAAGGCGTGTCCCGGAGGGGGCCTTCTACAACAGCGCGGATCGTCAACCGGAGCCGGTCACTTCCGCTGCTGCGCCTGCGCCTCCAGGTACTCCAGCAGGTCGTTCGGGTCGTCGCTGTCCAGCAGGTGCTGGGGCACTTCGCGCAGGTCCTTCACCCGCGAGCCGGAGCCGGTCTGAAGCCCGCGCTCCTGGAGCGTTCGGCGGTGCCCCGCGGCCTCCTCCTCGGCAGCCTTCCGGCCTTTCCGCTGGATGCCGCTGTCCACGATGGCGAACGCCTGCTGGAGCGTCAGGTAGGGCCGCCCATCCTTTCCGTCGTTCTCCTTGAGCAGCTTGGCGATAGGCACCCGGTACTCCTCGGTGGTCAGCTCCGGGTACTGCGCCTTGAACTCGGCATATTCACGAGCTTGGCGCTGGTTTGTGTCGGCCTTCTCGATCTCGCCCACCATGCCCTGGAGCGCCTGCGCCACCCGCTGCTTCACCTCGTGCTCGACGTAGGCCGCCACGCTCTTGGGGTCGAACGGGTCGAGCTTGGGCGGCTCCTTCGGCTTGGCCCCCTCGTCCACACCACGCCGGAAGTCCCCGGACAGCAGGGCCCTGCGCTGGTCCTCCATCTCCTGCCGCGCCTGGTCGAGCAGCTTCTCCTTTTCGGCCAGCCTCTGGGTGCGCTTCGTGCCCATGCCCCGCATGGCCTTGAGCAGCGCCTTGACCTGGGCCGGGTCCGCCGTCCCGCTCTCAAGGTCGTCCATGACCTTGTTGAAGTCCACGTTCATGGCGGGCTCGTCCCCGGTCAGGGCCGGGTCCTTGCGCTCGTCCATGGCCTTGAGCACTTCCTCCCAGGTCAGCACGGGCTCGGAGGGCTCGCCCTCGTCGGGCTCCTCCGCGGGCCTGCCATCCTCCTCGCCTTCCTCCACGTCTGGCGGGTCGGTGGGCTTGGGGTCGGCCGGGGGAGGGTCGGTAGGCTTCGGGGGCTTGGGCTGGGGCGGCGCTGCCGCGGGGTTGGGCTTGGTCATTGGGCTTCTCCGTGTCCGCTTGCGCGGGTGGTCTCGGCGATGTGGGCTCTGCGACTACCGCTTCCCCCTCTTCTTCGCCTGGTGGATCTTGATGGCCGCGAGCTGCGCCCGGGCCTTCCTCTTCGTGAGCGGCTTCTTCGTGGTGGTCCGCGCCACCTTGTAGCCGCCCTTCACCTTGCGGATCGGGGACACTACACCCCCATCCGACCGGCGAACATGGCGTCCATGTCCTCGCCGCCCTTGGGCGCCTTGGGCTCTGCCTTCGGCTCGGGAGGTGCGGCCTTCCGCTCGGGCGCCCGGGACCGTAGGAACCGCTTGAAGCTCGGGTCCGTGGCCAGCGACTCCAGCACGCCGATCACCAGCTCGAGGTCGGCGTCGTCCTGGGCGGCAAGGTCGGGCGCCTCCAGTCCGGCGTCCTCGGCAGCACTCGCCACCATGCGCAGGGCCTTGACCGCCTCGGGACCGATCTCCTTGACCGGCTCCTCGCCGAACAGCGCCAGCACCCGGTTCAGCGCCTCGACGAACTTCCCCACCAGCTCGGGGCTGTAGTCCCCGGAAAGCACGGCGGCGGCTCCGGCCTCGGCCTCGAGATCGTCGCTCTGCTGGGCGAGGTCCACCAGCTCCTTCTCGGGGTTCGCGGGCTTGGCGGGAGGGGCGGGGGGCTTGGGCATCGGTCACTCCGTGAGCATGAGGTCGGCACCGCGCAGAGTATCCCCGTAGCGGGCCTCGTGTTCCAGATAGGCAGGAGACAGGATCTCGCTCGTGGCCTCGGCGCGGGCCATCCGATCCCCAGGAGGGCCAAGCTCGGCAGCGCGGGCATCGATGGCGGCGGTCACCCGGGCGCTCTCCACGGTCGCCCGGTGCTCCCGCTCCATGTTCCGCTCCATCTTCCGCTGCACGTCGGGCGTCACCGGCACCAGGCCCCGCTCGTCGCACGCCTTGTCGAATGCCCTGCTGTTCGGGATGTGCCCACCGAGCGCCGGGATGAACTGCGGGTGGCTGTCGCCCCACCGGGCCTTGGTGTCGGCCATCATGGGCGCCAGCCTGTGCATGCGCCCTCCGCAGTTGGGGCACTCGATGGCGGCGGGGGCCTGACCCAGCCTGGAGAGGTGGTCCTCGACGACACGAGAGCAGACGGGGCAGCGGTAGTCGTGCAGCGGCATGGACTACACCCTCGGCCCGGCGCCGCCGAGGTTCGGCCCTGGAGGGGGCGCGGCGCTACGGAAGGACAGCGCCCCACCCGGTTCTCCACCAACAGCCACCTTCGGGGTTGGTACGGGCGCAGGCTGGGCCTCCTGCTCGAAGCTCTCCGGCAGGTCGAAGGACGTGACGAGGTGCTTGAGCAGGGCCTCCCTGCTGACACCCAGGCCGGCCAAGACCGGCAGCAGCGCCATCGTCTCGTTCTTCCGTGCGGCATCGGACAGGGGCGTGCGGGCCCCGTCCTCGGCGTAGACCTCGAAGTCCCCAAGCAGATCCGCCGCACGGATGTTCACGCTCTGCCCGTCGATGCTCACGTTCTCCGCGGCCTCCGACAGGTACAGCGCCTGCATCGGAAGCCAGGTCTGGATCAGCCGCTCGATGAAGCCGTCCCGCTCCCGGGCCATCCTCCCCACCTCGCTGGAGGTGTAGGCCGCGAGCGCGTTGATCTCCGTGGCCGTCGCCTTCGTCGCCTCGCCCCGGGTGAACGGCGCCAGCACGCTGCCCTTGTCCAGGTCCTGCTGCACCTGCTGGGCGTACACGTCCACCTCGGCGTGCATCTGCTCGTGGGGCACCGGAGCGCACACCGCCCGCACGTCGTCGGTGTCCACCTCGATGTTTAGCCCGTCCTCCCCCGTCTCCAACTGCGCCCGCTGCTCGTCGTCGAGGACGCCCTTCCGCCAGATGTGCTGGCGGCCCGTCTTCCTCACGCCCCGCGCCTTGTAGGTGCGGATGATGTTCTTCTCGAACACCTGGTCGTACACCCTGAACAGCGCCGAGTAGCCCACGAGCGGCCGGTCCGGGTCCTCGTTGTAGAACAGCGCGACGTCGTAGCCGACGAACGGCACGGCGTCGGGCTTCTGGATGAACCTCTCGCCCTGCTGGTAATGGGGGCTCCAAAAGTACCGCCGCCCGTAGCAGTACAGCTCCACCACCCGGATGTACCCCCACAGCTTGCGCTCGATCCGGTCGTCCGTCGTCGGGTCCTCGCGCCGGTCCAGCTCCCCCGCATCGAAGTACCCGACCTTGGCCGCCGGCACGTAGTCCTTGGGACCGAACCGCTCCGCCGCCTCGCCCACCGACAGCCAGTATGTGTGACCCACCCACCGCTGGCAGTCCCAGTCGTCGGCCTCCGTGTCCAGCAGCATGTCCCACGGGAACAGCGACATCACCCGCACCCGCCGGAACACGTCGCCATCAGTGTCCACCGGGTACAGCTTTACCCCGGCGAACGGGTAGATGAGCGCCCTCCTGCTGGTCCGCTCCAGCACCGCCCTGGCAAACTCCTTGAGCCACCAGTTGCCTGCCGACTGCGCCTTCTCGTAGTCCCCCTGCGCCCGGATGCCAGGACGCAGCACCGCCGCCGGGTTCTTGCTGTAGAGGCTCGCCTGGTAGCCCTCGATGTAGCTGTAGGCGTCCGAGGTCTGCACCGTCAGCTTCCCCGCGTTCTCCGGGTCGTCCCAAAAGCGCGTCCGGTACGCCTTCGACAGCCGCTCCATCTCCTTCACCCGGACCGGGTCATCCCAGTACGCCTGGTGCTCCTGGAAGATGCGGGCGACGACGCGCGGGGTCAGCTCGAGCACGGTGCCTCCTACAAGAACGCGGTTCGTCAACAGCGCCAGGGGATCGCCTTCCTCCGGGTGCGGCCTGCCAGGATGGCCACCAGCCGGTCCTGCGCCTGCGCCCGGTGCGCCCCCTCGATGGCCTCGGCCGGGATCTTCTTGAGCGCCTGGAGCGCCAGCGCGAAGCTCATGGCGTGGTCGTCGTGCTGCCCAGTCGGCGCCTCGGGCGTCACCTTGGGGCACACCAGCGACCGCAGCTCCAGCAGCGTGATGCTCGGCAGCCGGGTCACCAGCCCTTCCTGGAGCCGGGCTTGCAGGTGGTCGTAGGCCAGCAGCTTGCTCGGCTTCGTGGTCACCCAGTCCTTGCCCACGGCGTCAGTCCACAGGCCCACGGGGTTGGAGCGCGTGGCGTCCGGCACCCCCAGCTCCCGCAGCCGGTACACGACGAGGTGCCCGTGGTTGTTGCTCTCGGCCAGCAGCACCCCTGGGTATCGCTTCCAGACGTGGAAGGCGTGCTCTGCGGCCTGGTGGGGCGGCGTCCGGTTGGAGCTCCAGGCGTACACCACCTGCCCCGTGATGGCGGACACCACCGTCAGCGAGGTGTAGTCCTGGCCCACGCCCCCGCCCACGTCCAGGCCCAGCGCGTACACGTCCCCCGTCTGCGAGGGCTCGATCACCAGCTCGGCACCCAGCATCCGCACCGTCTCGATGTCGTCCAGCAGCTCGGGCGCCAGGTAAACCCCGTCCACCACCCGGAAGGCGTCGTCGATGGTCGCCGGATACTCGTGCTCGAACAGCGGCCCCAGCTTCGCCCGCTTCTGCCGGCGCCAGGCGAGTTGCAGGTCGTCGAGCCCCCACCGTCGAGCCAGCGCCTCCTCCTCCTCCGTGCGGGCCCAGTCCCTGGGGAGCTGCCCGTTCCGGTACGCTCGGTGTTGCCACCAGTAGAACGGCACGAGGTGCCAGGCCCCGTCCCCGCTCTCGGCCTCGAGCACCATCCGGTGGTACTGGTCGCCGGGCGCCCGCACCGTCGTCTCGATGCAGCACCAGCCCTCTGCGACGATGGCCTCCACCGAGGCGTAGAACTCGGCCTGGTCATCGTAGTACGCGTACTCCGTTAGCCAGGCGCCCGAGGCCCCCTCCGACCTGGTGCCACCCTTGCCCCCCTCCGTGTAGCCGGTGACGCTCGCCCTCGTGTCGGCGAACGTCAGCTCGTGGTTGTTCTCCACGGCCAGCGGCCGGCGCAGCTTCGGGGGCAGCCGGCGGTGCAGGTTCCACAGCGAGTTGGGCCCCTTCTTGACCCACTTCTCGGCGGTCGCGTCCCGGTGCGCCGCCAGGATAAAAGGCTCGGGCCCCATCGCGTGATACCACCACCACAGCATCCACACCGCCATCAGGGTGGAGATCCCGATCTGCCGGGGCTTGAGCACCAACACATCTCGGTGTGTCCAGAGAGCGCGGAACAGCGTCTCCTGCTCGGGCCGGGGGCGGAACACGACGAGGCGCTTGAGGCGCTTGTCGTACACCCGCACCAGCCGGCACCACTGGCAGAACCGGGCCCACGCTACCTCGACGCTCGCCCCCTCCTCGGGCGGGCCCACCTGCTCCAGGGCCAGCCACTCTACCGGCTCCAGGTCCAGCAGGAACGGCAGCCGGCGGGATGGCAGGGCCTGGGCGGGGGAGGTCATGCGAACAGCCTCACCTGCGTTCCTTCGCCCGGCCAGACCACCTCGTGCGAACACCCGGTCTGCTTCGTGTCCTTTCTCTTGGCAGCGTTGATCTCGGCCATCGGCACGAACGGCAGCCAGAGGGCCCCCTCCTGTTCGCAGACCATGATTTGTCCTCGGAGCGTCCGGCACCAATCCCCCAGCGCGGCATAGTCCTCCGCCGCGAGCCGGTACGGGTACTTGTACCCGGTGATCTGGTAGGGAGGGTCAACATGCCACGTCGCCTCGATATCCGGCGACTCGCGATAGTCGCCCTCGATGACTTGCCAGTGCCGGATGCGCGGGACCTGCCGGGCGATCCTCTCGCGCACCTTTTCGGACCATCCATACATCCCCTGCTTATTGGCCGCCCACCCAGTCGGTTTTCTCCTAGGATCTTCCCCGCCATCGTTGCACCAGAACCCGGCCATCCACCGAGCCTCCTGGCAGCAGGGCAGGTCGTCCACCGTCCCGCCCTCGGGGATGTCCGGGATCGCCAGCACCTCGGCGGGCTCGACGCGGATCAGCCAGCGCCAGATCCCGCAGATGACGGGGCTCCTGTCCACCAGGATCACGCGCCGGTCGGGGTAATGGCAGGAGTAGCCCGCGGCCCCGCAGAACGGCTCGACAATCGTGTCGTAGCGCGGCGCAGGATACCAGCGCGCGGCCTTCCACTTACCACCATAATAACGCCAGAAAGGGCGCAATTCCATCATCTTGCCGCCCACCGCTGAAGCTCGGGCCTACCCCGCAGCCTGACCAGCGCCCGCTGGTACGCCCGGTGCGCCCCCTGCTTGGTGATCCCCAGGGCCTCCCCGCAGTCCGAGTAGGACGCCCCCTCCAGCACCCGCATCCTCACCACTACCCGCTCCGTGTGTGTCAGTCCCCGGAGCAGCGCCTCCACCGACGGCACACCGTTCCGGTGCGGTGTCGGCTCCAGCAGCTCGATCACGTCGTCCTCGCACGTCGGCACACACACGGGCCAGGTCAGCGCCTGACCAGGATGCACACGGTCCGAGTAGTCCATGCATACCGTGTGTGCGTGTGCCGCCGTGTGTGCGCCCTCGGACACGGGCCTACCCACCGAGGACGGCCGCTGGCTCACGCACCAGCTCGGGAGCGGCCGGACGCGCCCCCCGTGCCGGCTCCGGCGGGTCC